CCCCCTCCACCCCCACCATAGCCGCCAGGGTGCCCAGTTCCGTCTGCTGCGGAGCCTGCACCAGAGCCAAACAACTTTTTGTTCAGGATAGCCTCAAAGTACGGGTAAGCTAACAAATCCGGTGAGGCCCCAGCCTCCGAATTACCAGCGACAAGAATGCCATCACCACCTTTTGACGAAGTAGATGCACTGCCGGTGCCGCCACCACCGCCGCTGTTGGGCCCACTGGGAAAGAACGCGCCGCCGCCCCCGCTTGCTGAACTGGAGGTAGTAACATTGCCGCTGCCTGCCCATGCCCCAGCTCCGCCGGTCGCACCGCGTTGACTGTAGGCGCTGAGCACAACATCGCCGCTTTTGGCTCCAAAAGGACTGCCGCCTCCGGTCGCCATACACAAGTAGTTAACACTGCCCTCCTTATTGACAGAACCTGACTCCCCTCCGACATACCCAGCCCCTCTGCCAGAGAAGTATGGAATGCCTCCCGCAGCTCCTGTCAATAGCCCGGTGGTTGTAGCAGAAGTACCGCCGGCGCCACCTGTACAGGAAACCATACTTCCTATGCTGCTCGTCCCGCCGGCGTTCCCTGCTATTGCAGTATCAGGTGGCATAGATACTGCTTCGCCACCAGCCGCCACCGTAATGGCTGGCAGCTTTTGCCCTGGTATTACATCAATTATTGAGAAAACGGCTCCACCACCGGCCCCGCCAGTTGCGATAGCACTTCCATAGTCGCCCGAAGATTGTGCTATAGCCCCGCTTCCGCCGCCGCCAATTACAACCGCAAGAATCTGGTAGACGTTCTGAGGTACAACCATCCCCTCATGGGCACCAACTTGATTATAAATTTTTGAATGCTTCCACTCTGGCGGCTCAACTCGCGTAGGCGCATTCGGCGGCAATGGGTATCCGTAGGTTCCTTTGTTCATTAGAAGTCACCCCCGGTGGCAATTACATTGAATGTCTCAGCCTTCTCCGTACTGGACCTGAGCGAGTAGCCGGCAGGCAGAATGATCGGCAGAACGTTCGACATGGGGTTGGTGTTAAGATCTGCCTGCCATGACGGTGTGGATGCCCCAGGCGTAACGGCCAGTACCGGCATTTCTTTCAATAGCCGGGTGTCTGTCCCGTCATGAATGAACAGGCGGATACAGCCAGCCGTGGTCGTGCCTACTGCCTTCAGGTTGATGGCATCAATGCGCGATCCAGAAGCACTTGCAGTCAGGATAGTGACAATCGTGCCAGTACCGTCACGGTTCGTGTTTGCCGCAGACACTTGAGCAATGCCAAGGTTTGGCGTATTCGCATAATTTGCAGTTGTTGACATTTAGATTACTCCTTGAGCCATTAAGATAATGCTGGGTGTTTGCAATGAGGTAGTCGATAAAGAATCACCCCACGCAGAACCCGTTGATACGGCAACCCCGGCTGCCGGGTACACCGCAAGCTGCGCCTGCTGCGCCCAGTATTTTGCCGAGTATTCACCGCCGGCTACGGGGCCGTCTGTTTTGGTGGCCCACTGTATTGCGAGATTGGCTTGCGTGGTCGCGGTTGAAGCGCCAGATGTGGCTATGCCTGCCTGTGTTGTGGCAGTGCTTGCGGCACTGGATGCGGTTGCTGCCGATGCGGCAGAAGCAACAACATCGCTCCCATGAACACTGGCCAGCACAAAGTATGTGCCGTCATAGATTATTGTTGCCACTGCTCCGGCGACAATATCGTCGGCCTTCAGATCAGCGCCGTCATGGCGCTTAACTGCCTTCACGCCGAGTCCATTTACATTGACGGTACCGGCGCCGGTATTGGTGTTTGCTGCCAGCATGTCGACACGCAGGCCCGCGATATACGAGGCAGGCGTTTTGCTCAGGGCGACAATGAAAGCGTTTGCCGTATCCCCGGTGTCAGTGGCAAATGTAATTCTGCCCTGGTTCAAGACGGAGGCGGCTGGCAGCTTCTCGAACCCGGACTGTAGGCTTTGAAAAATGCCGTTTACCTGCCCGGCCCGGCCCAGGGTGAAATCAGTCAGTTCATTTTCAAAGTTGAAATATTCGTTACTCATTATCGGGCAAGCCCCCTGTAGGCAAAGTGCAGTATCAAGCCGTGCAGTATGTGAGGTTCTTCATACACTGTATCAGAGAAAACGGTTATCGACATGTTCCGGCCCAGCCCATCAATAGGCGCTTCCGCCTGACCCTCAACGGGAGAGGACCAGTAGAATTCTCCCCACTGCATTTCTCCCCAAAAGCCGCCCGACCCCTTCACATCAAAACTCTGCGCCTGCCCTGGCGGTTGATCGGCGTCTGCGTAGCCAAACTCGGCGGTCAGTCCGAGCGTGGTGTTCGGCCCGCCGTCCATTTCAATCACGGCTTTCAGCCATCGCTTACGCTGGGACGGGCTGCCGGCATGGTTGAACGGAAGGCGCAGGTACGCATTGACGCTATCGCCATCGAACGATGTGCCGGCGTCAATCTCATACACAAACCCATCGTCGCTGCCCATCAGCAATATCTCTTCCCCGTCTGCGTCTTTGCCCGAGGCAACACAGGTGGGCGCAAAGCCGAGGTTGAAAGGCAGTATCTCTGCCGGGGAGCGGCCGAAGTAAACGGTAATACCGGTGCCGTCATCCCAGTACAGGCGGTACTGATCTTTCGAGCGCACCCGAAGGGATGCAATAGCCTTCGCGCCGGCCTTCTTTTTCGCCCGGAACAATGGCTCTACCATCTTGGTCAGTGTGCCAATGCTGAAGTCACCGAACCTCTCGGTCGTGTCCAGACTTCTGAGGCCCTGGCTGTCCAGGTAAACGGGAGTGCCAATCTCTTGCGCGGTCCATGCAACCGCCCCGGCGCTGCCGGTCAGGGTGCGCAGTATCCAGTTATCTGAATCATCGCCCACCAGCACGGCCACTTTGTTGCGGGAAAGCACTGCCAGTGCGCCGGAAACGGACGACACCAGATCGGTCATTTCCTCGCCAATACCAATTTCTGCAGCGCCGGTTATTACCTGCCACTGGTACGGTATGCCCAGGCTGGAATGCTGCAATGAGCCGCCCGGGAATGCGCAGAACAAATGGTTCTGGTGCGCGCGGATCCGGATTGGCTTGTCATCCTCCATGCCGGTGGCAATAGGGACGTACACAGTGCCGTCAAATTCAAAACAGCGATCTTTGCCGCCGGCGCCGTACATCCGCGTTGTGCCGGCCGATCCGTAGAAATTGTGATTGTCAAAATCATACCGGCCGCCAGGGGCAATGGTTATCTCGCTGGCATCGCCTGCAATCTGAATGAGGCCCGACTGGTCGCCGGTGCTTACCGCTTCCTCTTCAAAGGTGCCAGTTTGTGTTGCGAATATCAGCCGGCCTTTGGCGTCCTGCGTTGTCCAGTCTCCGGACTCGACCACCACGCGCGTAACAACGGCTGATGCGCCCGATGTTTCGCCGGTAATCGTGTCGCCATCCTCGATTGAAAGGTAACTGACAAGGCCCGGGATAGTGGCCACGTTCAGGTTTGCGCCCACCTTGATGGTCTCGTTCTCTACCTGAAGGCTTCCCCCGTCCTCAATGACGATCAGTCTGCCAGCGGCGTCACCGGCTGCCCAGCTACCACTATCGAGTATCACCTGCTTGACAATAGCGGTCGCAGTGCTGGTTTCGCCCACGATTTCGTCATCAACCTGCACTTCATAGGTGCCGCCCGACTCGAAGGTGATCTGCGCCAGGCCCCCGTCGCTGAATGCAATCTCGCGGCCAAGAGCAACGGACGCCCAGCCCGCCGGCGTTGATTTGTGCATGATGCACTGTGTCGCGCCCGCATTGTCACGAAAGGCATACGTTGCGCCATTGTATTGCCAGGTGCCACGGACCGGCCCGGACCCGGGTACCGCCGCTATCGCCTCTCGCGTTTTGTCTATCGCAAGGCGCTTCCATGTCTGGTCTTCGGTATCATTGGGGGCACCGCGAAAGGCCGCTATGCCGTCGGCCATGGCCACGGTGGAGGCAGACACTTGCAGGGCTTCGCCATCGGTGAAGTTGTCATCGGATACCTGCATCACAACCAGGTAACCTGCCGCATCACCGCCGGCGTAGCTTCCGCTTTCCAGCACGGCGTCAAGAATCGCCTTTGCAGTTGAGCCGGACGCCAGCCCGGTAACAGTGTCGCCGTCCTCGATCAATGTGCTGCCATCGGTGAACCTGAGTACCCAGTACGACGCCATCGACGGTTTTGGCTGGCCATCAAGTCGCTCAAAGCCTTCCAGACGCTGATAGCCGCGCGGGTGTGGCTCATAGTTACGGCCGGCAATGACACGCCCTGGCGCTGCCTGAATCGCCGGGGTAACGATGTCCAGTCCTCCGAACAAGGCGTAATATGGCGTTTGTATGCTCATGCCAATGGCCCGCACAGTGTTGTTCGCGGCAATTGATCCCTTTCCAGATCGCTCAACATATCCCGGTATCTGCGCATCGCAACGGCAATGTGAAGCTGCCCTTCGTCGTGCTCGGCCAGAAGCATCATTGCGTACCACACGATAATCATGTGGAACCGCTCAGGCATCGCCGGGATGTCGTCGTTCTCGACCAGTATCTGCGCTGATTTCCGGTACGGCGCCTGGATGACATACACATCATCCGGCTTTGGACCGAAGCACAGCTCATTCTCCGGGCTCACGGAATAATAAACAGGCTGGTTTGCCTGCTGGACGCCGCGCTCGAACCGGCGCTTGTACATATCCCAGGGCAGGAAGTGCAACGGCTTTTCATCCGACACGCCCAGGCTCTGTTTGTAGATCGTCAACGAATCGCCCTCGATGACCCACTCGGCAAACCGCTCAACATTCAAGCTGGCTGCGGTGTACCGTGCTGTGTTGGCGATGGTCTGCGCCGTGAATTCCCCGCGCATGAACAGCCAGGCATTGCGGCTGTTCTGTATCTGCTCCCACGCAGTCGAGGCCCAGTCGACTACCTTTTTCAGGCGGCCGCTCTGGTTCTCTACCGACAAGGGCGCATTGCCCGATACGGTGCCCGACTCTTGCGCGATGCGCTTGCAGATTGCGAGTAAATTCATGGATCAGCCTTTTATCGAGAGATTACTTGGTACGGGTACTGCTTCACTTTGCGCGGGACAGGGTTGATACCGCCGTCCTTCAGCGCGCTGAATACGTGGCGCTCGGCATGCTCCAGTGCCTCGAAGTATTCCACGGGAATATCTACTTCCTGTCCCCGAGGAATGAGCATCACCTTGCCGTTCACGCCGACAGGCACGGCTTCTTCGCCGTCAACGCCATCCGATGCGCTGATGATAATTCGCACTTTCTTGGAGGCGGTCGGCTGCTGCTTACCTGTAGCAGGGATAGGATTGCTGCCCTGCATGTTTTCCGGTGCTGGGGTATCTTCAACCGTGATTTCATCCTTCGCCCATGCTTCGCCAATGCGCGCGCGAATCGTCGATTCCAGCGTATTGCCGGGGAATGTCATGCCCAGTACGTTCTGCGCGAACTCACGCAGTTGTGGAACAGTGGCTTCAGCCATCTTTATTTGAATTTGTGGCATAGCGGTATTACTCCGTTGTGTATTCAACACCGTGCGCCGCATCGAGGATGGGCAGCACATGGGTGGGAATAGTGCATTTTTTACCAATGGGAAGGTCGAACACCTGGCCGTTGACCCTGGCGTTTACACCGCTGGTTGCGGGCGCCTTTGTCACGGTCACAGTCACGCTGCCAGCTTTGCCGGCGGCTTTCTTCTCTGCCGGTTTATCACCGGATGTCTCGGCGTTTTTGGCTGCGTCCGCTTTCGCCTCTGCCTCTGCTTTGGCCTTCTGCAGCTTCACAACAGCGGCAACCATCTTGGCCTTCGACAGGCTGGGATCCAGCTCGGCACCAAGCACATTCTTGCTGTGCTCCTGTAGCTCGGCCTCACTCATGGCCTTCAATTCGGCTTGCGTTTTCATGGCTTTCACCTTTGTTATCGAAAAAGTACCGGCAAGGCACTCTGCGAACCATGCCGGTCAACAGGACATGCGTTTAAGCGTCAGCTCAATCTCGCACCGCAACCCATGCCAGTGTCTTTGTGTCAGTGCTGACGGCAGAGCCAATCGTGAAGCCAGCGCCCTCTGACGCACTGCCTGCATACGGCGAAATGCCGTTAGAGGTAATGCGCGAAAGCTGCGCGGTATCATGGTTGGCGGTTTTCAGTGCGTGACCGTCGGTCATGGATGAATGGTATTCATGCACAACGGTGCCGTCGGTCACGTTAATGACCTTCACATAGTTGGGAATGAAGCCCAGCACAACATTTTGCGCCGCGCCATTGCCCACCAGTGAGCCTGTTCGGATATTCGGGTTCATCAGATTTTCCTCTCGGATAATCAGTAATTGTTTGCGTACAGCAGATCAGAGCGCGCCCCGAAGAGCGCGCCCATCTTGCTTACAGCTCGGTTACAGCAACCTCAAGGCGGGCCATCCAAACCTGATTGAGGATCACGCAGGCATGCCAGGTTTTCCAACCGACATAACCGCGCTGACCCAGCGGATCAGACTTGTCACGCACACCGGGACGCAGGATGGTGGGTGATACCGCACCTTGACCGCGCAGGGGCACCATGGCGTATGCTTCCTTGCCCAGGAACAGCACGGGGTACACATCGGCACTGGTGCCGGTGGTGCTGACCATGCTGCCCTTCGCGCCACCAGCATCAACAAACGGGTCCAGATCGGGAGAGCTGATAAAACGCACATCCTCGACACTGCCCAGCTCGTATTCGCTGATAGGCTTTCGGCTGCCGTACTCGGCAACAGGGGTAAAGCCAGCCAGGCCGCGAATGTCCTGCTCGACGTTGGTATGGCTGATAGCAACAAACGCAGCTTCAATCGGGCGGGTCTGATAGTTCACAGAGCCGTCCAGAATGTTGGTGTGCTTCATTGCCTTTTGGGCCTTCAGGCCACGGATAACCGCGCGCACCTTGCCCAGGGTAATCGCCGTGTTTACGTCTGTACGGCTTGAACCGTTGGCGTAATACACGTTGGTACCGGCGCGCAGAACGCCCCAGTCCAGTGCTTCCATGGTGCGGCCGATGTTCTCACCACACTGCATGGTCGCATCGTTCAACACGGGATCTTCGTGCGTATCTTCGATGTGATCGGAGATTTCAACCAGCATGCCGTACTGCGCCAGGCTCACTTCGACGTTCTCGTACTGGAACTGCGTGGTGTTCGGTGTCACACCTTCAACCAGCGGAGTAGTCGCCGCGCTGAAAACCTTGGGACGGCGAAAGCTCAGGGTCTGAGACTTGTTCTTGGGCATTGGCTTTGTCAGGCCGAATTTGTCCAAAATGCGGACAGGTCCAGCATGCTTGAGCATCTGCCGTTCTGCGTGTACGTTGGTTCGCTGACTTACACCAGCGTCACCATATCTTGTCATTGACATTATCGTATTCCTTCAATGCGGAATACTTACCTGGCGTTACGGGCTTCCATAGCGTCCATCTGCTTCCAGAGCACTTCAGGGTCGCCATCTTCGGCTAATCCTGATGCTGCCCCCGGGCCGCTTGAGCGGGCCGATGATGCTGATGATAATTGGCGCCTGCGTTTGCCTGATAAGTTCCCTGATTCGGGTTTCCGTTCACCGGTATTGGTGACGGAGTTATTGGTATCGCTGCTGGCCTGCTGGAATTGCTTGAAGCGGTCGACAACATCGGCGGCTTCTTCTGCATCGACAATCGACTCGGAGTTGCGTATTGCGGCTTCACGGATATGGCGAGGCTGTGCCTCAATCCAGCTCATGAACCCGTGGTCTGCAACTACCTCGAAGGCGTCGGCATGCGTTTCCAGTAACAAGTTCTCTTGCTCCAACATGGCGGAATCTCGGCGCTCGGCACCAATCGCGGATAATTCCTTGTCTTGTCGCGTGATCTGTCCCTGCAGTTTTTCGATCAAACTACCGAGCGGTTTGGCTACATCCGGGTACTCTTCGGCAAATTCCTTCCAGTCATCGCCTTGAACAAACCCTTCGGGGTCGCCCTGCTCTTGACCACCTGCGTCAGCGGCCTTACCGGCGGCTGGTGTAGCGGTCATTGTGTCGATCTTTCGCTGCATGGCAGACAGGCGGCCTCTGTTAGAACGGTCGGCCTGTTCCAGCTTCTTCAGTTGTTCCTGAGCGGCCTCATAGGCGGCTCGTTGTTCTGGCTTCGCATCGGACCAAAGGTTATTGCCCTGGTCGGATTGCGCTGTTTCAGTGCCGGGTGTCTTACCACCGGGCTCGTTATCGCCTTCGTCAGCGGACCCCCAGTCGGTGTTGTCGCCATCGCCGCCTTCTTCCTCGCCTGACTTATTGTCAGAGGTATCTGGCTGCGCCTTGTCGTCACCACCTTCGGGATCGGCTGTCTCGGATTCTTCAATTTCGTTCCAAAGATCTTCCTCGCCCATACTCTCGTCGGCAAGGTTGTCGTCAATCAGGTTCAGATCTTTGTCCGATACCTGGTTGTCAGTGTTCTTGTTGTCCTGGGTGCTCATGATTATTTGGCTCCTACGTTCTCAAGGGCGGCGGCGATCTCTTTTTTCTTGGCCATCACAGCTTTCAGCCTGTCCGGATCTTTCTTGATCTTCTCGGCATTGATCAAGGTGCGCATATCGTCCTCTGCGTGCCAGCTCTTCTCTTCTGCATCTATGGATGCTGCAAAACTCTTAGCCATTCATCACCTCACTGTGGCGGCCCTATGGGCGGCCTTGCGTTAATCGGTATCGACTTGAAACTTGTGTGCCGGCGGCTTTGCGCCGGCCGGCAGCCTCAGTATTTCTTCCATTGCGCTAATGCGGCCCCGTTCATACTCCGTTGTAAGCACCGGGTAATCTGGCGTCTTGATACATTGGAGCGAGCCGGCCAGTCGCTTGCTGGCAGCGTCTGACACGCGCCTCCACGTTGGGCTGTTGATGTCGATTTCGTCAGTGCCTGCCATCAGTAGCGGCCCCCTGCCGTGGATTTGTTCTCGTTCCACGCGCGCTCTGTCATGGCGGCCTCTTGTGCTGCCAGGCGCTCTTTATGGTCATGATCCATCTGCTTGGAATGCAGGCGCTCCTGAAGCTGCTCAAGGGACAGGTTGTGCTTGTCGGCCAGCTCCATCATTTTGGTTTCACGGGCCAATTGCTGCAGTTCTATGGCCAGTTCACCCTTCGTGATTTCAAGGTTCATCTGCGCTTCGAGCTTGACCATTTCCGGGTCCGGCATCTGGTTCTTTGCCATTTCCGCTTTGTCGCGCTCCACTTCCTCGTTCGACTTAATGAGCTCGTCAGCAGGAATCATCAGCGTTTGCGTGAGCATGCGCAGTGCCGGCAAGCCGTCACCTTTCAGGAAGTGCCCAACCGTGGGGTGGCCGGCGAAGGCGGTAATGAATTGCATCAGGTTCGCAGCCTGCATTTCACGGACAAGCAGGACGCTGGTGCCGCGGGCATCCACCTCGTAGTCGCCTTTGATGTGCGACTTGGGCGAAAACTGCATATTGAAGTCATACGAGCGCCGGATGTTCGGCGTGGTCATGTCATCATCCCAGTTCTTGACGATGCGGCGGAACACCACGTTGACCGAGTTCATCAGAATGGACATGCCGTGCGCTGTCTGCGTGACATGGCTGCCCTGCTCACCCTGGGCGATGACAGGAATGCTGGTTTCGTCATCGATGTTGCGGCGAGACAGATCAATGATATTGGCCATTTCGGCCTGATTGCTTTCGATGTTGTAGGTTTCAAACGCCTTGGCGTTGGGGTGTGCGCTGGTTTTGCGCTTCCATACCTTGCGCGGCTCAAGAATCCATTTGCCGTTTTCAGGCTCTATGACATCCTCATTGACCACGATCTGCGGGCCACTGGAAAGGCCTGCGTTATCAAGCATGATCCGCCAGGCGGCACCGAGCGTCTTTTGCGAGTCACGCATCAGGTACGGAATGCCGAACCCGAATATGCCTGACTCGTCCTTTTCAAGGCAGAACACGCTATACAGCGGCTCTTCAGAGTCCAGCGAGTGAATGCCGAATTTCAGCAGCTCGTCCTGGCAGAACCATATGACCACTTCCATTTCGGCCAGCGGATCTACCTGCCCGTCCTCGTCAGTGAGCATTTCAATCAGCTCTTCGTCATTGCTGGCACGGGCGATATCAAGCGCCTGCTCAGGGGACAGAGGGCCGTTGTACTCCCACACATGGTAACGATCCGCCGCTATGTCGTGATACGCGCCGGTGATTGATCGGATATCTGCAATGTAGGTGGGCACCGATTCGCGCGGCTTCTCGCTCAGAAGGCGGCGCAGGGATACTTCATCAAAGCCATCACGTTTGGCCAGGCCCCGGACCTGCTTGGAGTTCATCAGGTGGCGCTCGAACACACCCTCACAGTCATCCATGGAGCGCGCGTCGGTGCTGGGGAAGAAGTTCCACGGATTCACGCGCCAGTACGTTGGTGACTGGTCGGGCGTCATCTTCAGCACATGCTCGCCTGATTCCTCTTCCACCACCCAGCGGCGCTTCTTTATGTCGCCAATGATCGGGCCTTTCATGATCCCGGTACCCAGCTTGCAGGCGTCATGGATGACATCACGGGAGGCGGCGCCATAGCGGCACTGCTTTAACTGGTCGGCAATCTCTTCCTCCATGGCACGGCAACGCTTGCGCGCTTCGTCCATGGCCTGTTCGATTTGTTTTGATTGATAGGCGGCGTCATTGGCTGCCTGCTCTAATTGCGGGTTTTCAGGATCGGCCATGGCGGCCTGTTCGGATTCAGCCGCGGCAATGGCGGCCTGCTCTGCTTCCACGGTGAGCTCAGGTACTGGCGTGGGCTTAATGCCCCAGTTCCGGTCATCGGTGGGGAAAAGCATGTCGGACAACCGCGCTTCCATGGCGTTCGTCTTGGGGCGGGTCTGATTGATGAAGATTTGAGACTTTTCCAGCTCGACCAGGTTGCCCATGGTCTTTTCGTCGTACTTCCCGTGGAATTGGCGCAGGTCTTCAATCCAGCGCGCCTCAACGCCATTGCGCTTGGTTACTCTGTCCTCAGCTTCCTTTTGCAGGTCGCCAATGATCTGCTTGATGCGTGTACGCAACACTTCCTGCTTCTTTTCGCCATTACCTTCGCCTTGCGGGTCAGAGTTATCGGCCAATTTTCGAAGAGCCATTGCGCATACGCCTTTAGTAACCAGCTACAGAATCGCCTCCTGATGCTGATCCCAGCCGGCTTTTATCTCGGGGGACAGGCATACATCTAGCGATTTCGCGTATTGATAACACAAGATAACGTGTCGCGTCCATTAAATGATCGTATTTTTTGATGATTCGCCCATCACCATCGCGTCGATATATTCGATATTCCGATACAAAGTTTTGCAGCGTGGAGAAAACTTTCAGACGGCCAGTGCTCAATCGCTGCCAAACCTCATAGATTCCAGCCTCTACAGCGTTGTTTGCCGGGGTCAGGATCAGTCCATTTTCCATGTAGGTTGCCAGGAGCTGTTCGCCGTCCTTTTGGGAGCGCCCACGCGCAGCTGGATCAATAATTCCCGGTATCCATGCGCCTCTGGCCTTGATTGCATTGGCATGGATTGAAGGCTCTGCCTTGCCCCGGTAGTGCTCGGTGAACAGATAGATCGTGTCTGTTGATCGATCCCATGCGCCCCATATCGCGGCGGTCCTGTTCCACCCCACATCAAGCCCATAGGCGCGCGGCCAGAAGTCAGGGATCTGG